GCGGTATTCGGATATTTTCTAAAGCGTGGCTTTGACGAAGCTGCTGCAAGAAGTGTTAGTATAGTGTTATTAAATCAAGCAAGATTAGAAAACATTAATCCTTTTAAACTTATCGATACTTTAAAAGGTGTAACTGATGCACAACTAAGTTCAGTAGTTGCAGAAGTACAAAACGTATACAGAGAAAAAACTTCCTTCTTAGGGTTTAAACTAGCCAGCGTAGAAGAAACTACAGAAAGCAGAAATATTAAACAATGAGTCGCAGATTTGCCCAAGGTAAGTATACAGTTGTAAACCCAGAGAAGTATGTAGGCAATCGTCAACCTACATACAGAAGTAGTTGGGAGTGGCAGTTTATGCGATTCTGCGATAATAATCCTAACATTATAAAATGGGCTAGTGAAGCAGTAAGTATACCTTACAAAGATCCGTTTACTGGTCGACAGACGATTTATGTACCAGATTTTTTTATACAGTATGCAGATAAAAACAATAAAATCCAAGTCGAGTTAATTGAAGTCAAACCGCAGAATCAAACACTACAAGAAAAAGTTGGCAAGAATCGCAACAACCAACTGCAGTATGCAAAGAATCAAGTAAAGTGGCGAGCAGCATACGCATGGTGCGCACGACAAGGTATTAAATTTAGAATACTTACTGAACAAGACTTATTCCATAATGGCAGAGTAGGATAAGTAATATTATGAAAAAACTTGAAGAAATTCTAAACTTGCCCGAAAGCAAAAAAACTATTAAAAAAGCTGAGAAAGAACAATCTGTAGAAGCTGTGCAACCACTGCTTAGAGACATGTCAGAGTTTGACAAAATTGCAGCGGCCTTACCACAGGTTAAAGGGCTAGGCGATATCAGCGATACTGAGTTTGATGCACTGGCTCAACGTGCTACAGATGCATTTGATGACCTAATGGATCTAGGAATGAATGTAGAAGCAAGATATTCCGGAAGAGTTTTTGAGGTAGCAGGGTCAATGCTTAAAAATGCAATTGATGCAAAAGCAGCAAAAATTGATAAAAAACTAAAGATGATCGAACTGCAGATCAAGAAACAAAAACTTGATCAAGACGCAAATCAAGATGATCAAGGTATAGATGTTTCAGGCACGGGCGTTATTGTTACGGATCGTAACAGCCTTATCGAAAAACTTAAAAATATGAATAAATAATAGACTAGGACTGCGAGCATGAAATCATTTGTAGAATATCTATCAGAAAGCCAGGAAGCAAAAAAGTATGCTTTCAAAATTAAAATAGCAGGAGATCTTCCAGAAAACTGTGAAGATGTAATGGAAACTGCTCTTAAAAAATACGAAGTAGCTAAGTTTGCAAAAACTAAAACTACCCCTATTCAAAGTAAACTTCCAGATTTTCCACAAATGGAAAATGCTGCCGTGACAGTGTTTGATGTTGAGCTTACATATCCAACAACCAGTACTGTATTACACAATTACCTAATTCAAGAAACAGGTGTTGATTCTTGCTGTATCAAAGTGCGTAGTCCTTTAGAAGAAGCAGAAGCAGAATTAAATGCTGAAAATCAAGAGATGGAAAAAGGCAAAGCTCTTTTAACACAAGATTACCAAAAAGAAAATAATCAAAATACAGTAGGCGACAAAGGTGTTAGTAATTTCTTAAAAGAATTATCTAAGGCTCGTAAAGATACAGAACCTACACAGTATAAAGGCGTGAATGATGCTATTCTAGCAAAGAAAGCTCCTAAAGAAAAATCACAAGAACAAGCTAAACCTGTTGCTGGCAAAAGTCCAATTGGTTCTGCTAAAGGAAAATAATTATGAACTTTAACGAACTATTCCAGAAAATGAGAGAGCTGGATCAACCAGTAACTGAAGAACCAAATGAAGGTAATGCCTTCAGTGGCGCACTTGATGCTGCCAAAGATGCCGGCAAAGATGAATTTGAAGTTGACGGCAAAACTTTTCAAGTGAAAGAAGATGATGTCGAGGAGTGCGGAATGGGCCCAATGCCTAGCATGAATCAAGAACAACAAGATACCGTTACTATGAATTTAAGCATGAATGGATCTGGGTCAGGTGGCATTCGCGATCTATTAGATATATTAAAAAACATCGACGGTGAAGATGGTGGTGAAGAACAGTTAGGTAAACTAATGGGCAAAATGGACAAAGAACCTATTATTGGTGACACAGACATGCCAATGGATGAGTATGCAAATAGTCCAGATGAGGCACACGGTACTGTAGGTGATGTAACTCCCACAGGTAACGATCTGCACAGCAAAGGTGCAGAAGCTGAAAAAGTTAACGGTGGCGGAAACCCATTTGGTGTCGACGAAGATCTAGTTAATCGTTTAGCAAGCATGTACGAGTCTATTAAATCAAGAGACAACGTTAATGAGACATTAAATGAATTTGATGTTAAATTAATGCAACCTAGTAATGCAAACACTAATCGTATGTTTGGTGCTCACATTGCCGGAACTCCTGAAGTAAAGGCAATTGTTGCACAAATGAAACCTGAGGATTACGTAGAAACTAATAAATTTAAACAACAGTACCCAAGTGCAGACACTTACTTAGAAAAAAATAAATGGCGTGATGTTGTAATGGGTCGACAGAATCAGGATATGTATAATTTTGTGCAGCGTTATAATAGAGATAACAATAATTTGTCAATTGCTCAGTGGTTAGAAAAGGCAAAGAATTCTATTAAAGGTGCAGTTACTGGACAACCAGCAGAACCAGTAAGTTACAACGCGGCACGATTTGATCCAAATGCCCGCGGATACGGCCAGGATGTTACCAAACCTGAAAAAGCATTTCCAATGAAAGAATCAAATGAAATTGTTAAGTTAAGCAAGATGCTCAACGGCTAATCAGATTTAATCTTACTCAAAGCGACCCATAGGGTCGCTTTTTTATTGTAAATAGTACTATGGCAAGTAAATCATTAGATGGCGTTTTAACCAAGAAAGCGCATACACGAGAAACCTTCACTGAGCGACACATTGAAGATTTAGTCGCATGTTCTGATCCTAGTAACGGGTATCATTATTTTTGCAGTAACTATTTTTACATCCAGCATCCTGTTAGAGGTAAGATGTTGTTTGAACCTTTTGAATATCAAACACGATTATTAGATGCATATCATAATCACAGATTTAATGTAAACATGTTACCGCGTCAGATGGGTAAAACTACCTGTGCGGCAGGATACCTATTATGGTTTGCCATGTTCCATCCAGACCAAACAATTTTAATTTCGGCGCACAAATTTACTGGCTCGCAAGAAATTATGCAACGTATAAGATACGCTTATGAGTTGTGTCCTGATCATATACGCTCAGGAGTTGTAAACTATAACAAAGGGAGTATTGAATTTGATAATGGATCACGTATTGTCTCTACAACTACTACTGGCAACACAGGTCGTGGTATGTCTATTTCCCTACTATACTGTGACGAGTTTGCCTTCGTACCTCCAAATATCGCCGATGAGTTTTGGACTTCAATTTCCCCGACACTAGCAACTGGTGGACGAGCAATTCTAACATCAACGCCCAACAGTGACGAAGACACATTTGCTATTATATGGAAAGAAGCTAACAAGAAGTTTGATGAGTTTGGCAACGAACAACTAATTGGTGTAAATGGGTTCTTTCCCTTTACATGCTCATGGAGTGAGCACCCTGATCGTGACGATGCGTGGGCAACAACAGAACGTGGACGCATCGGCGAAGAACGATTCCGTCGAGAATATAATTGTGAGTTCTTAGTATATGATGAAACATTGATCAACAGTATTCATCTTGCAGGCATGGAAGGCCGACAGCCCATTATGAACATGGGGCAAACACGCTGGTACAAAGAAGTTAGTAAAGATCATATTTACGCAGTTGCGCTTGACCCAGCTTTAGGAACAGGTGGTAACTCGGCAGGTATTCAAGTGTTTGAATTACCTAGTTTTATACAAGTTGCAGAATGGCACCATAATCTAACACCTATACAGGGGCAGATTAGAATACTTAAAGAAATTTTAAAATATCTACAAGAATGTTTAGGGGATGACAATGTTAATAATATCTACTGGAGCCTTGAAAATAACACAGTAGGTGAAGCAGGCCTAGTCTGTATTAAAGACATTGGGGAAGAAAACTTTCCGGGATTGTTTGTTAGCGAGCCTATACGTAAAGGTCATGTACGCAAATTCCGTAAGGGATTTAATACAACACATAAGACTAAAATATCAGCTGCTGCTAGATTAAAATACCTAATAGAATCAAACAAAATGAAAATCAACAGCAAACCGTTGATTTCAGAACTCAAAGCATTTATAGCTACGGGTGTAAGTTTTAAAGCAAAAAGCGGAGAAGAGGATGACCTAGTTAGTGCATTACTGTTGATTATACGTATGAGTCAAGTTCTAGCAGACTGGGATTCTAGAGTGTTTGACAGTTTTAGCAGTAGTGATGCTAGTGATAATGACGAGTTTGAACTTCCTATGCCCATATTTGTTTCCTCAACTATTGCATAAATACCAATATGAATAAAAATCTTGACTTAATTGCCAAAGAACTATTTTCGAAACTGCGAACACAGTTTCCTAAAATTAGACTCGGTGATGCAAACAGTGAACGCACTGACAGACCTAAAGACGCACGTTTTTTTGAATTTGATTTTATAAAAAACGGAAAAAATTTAGGCACTATCAGTATCAGCATTGACGATAATACTAACGCAGATCCAGAAGGTGAAGAAAACGACGGCCTGGTAGTTATGTATAGCAACGATATTGTTGAAGGCCAACCTGACGGTGTTAAGCATCGTTGGTTTAGATTTTTAGAAAGTCTAAGTGATTTTGCAAGCTCACATATGATGGACTTTAATGTAAGAGATATTGCAAAAAGCAATTTAGACAAGAGAGATTATAAAATGTTAGCTAATAATAGCAGTGGAGAAGGCACAATGACTGAGAGTAAATTATGGGGAACCTCAAGAACCAGTTTCCAAGAAATGGGCGAGGCCAAACTAATTGTAAGACATTCTAAACCTGTAAACTATGATTTACCAGCAGGTCGTACTATGCACATCGAAAGCATTTTTGTTGAGAATGCAGACGGCGAGCGTTTTAAATATCCTTACAAGCATCTCAACGGTGCCCGTGCATTAGCTACACACGTGGCACATGGCGGCACTAGTTATGATAACATAGGACAACATATTATTGGCCTAAGTGAAGAATTAAACAAACTACGCATGTTCAAAGGCTATGTAAACCGTAATCCTATTGTTAGCGAAGCAATGGGCACTATTAATGAAAAAGTATTTGAGCGTATAGATCAAGTTAAAAAAGAAATCCATAGTTTACAAAGTCCTAATTTTTATAAGACCTTTGCAGAATCTTGGACTGACAAAGAAGATCAACTAATTCCAGAAGATGTTGTTAACGATTGGATTGATCGTTTAACTATTCGTAGTTTCAATGAAGAATTAAAGAATGTATTCCCATACATTTATAAACTAGTCGGTGAAGAAGTTAATGTTGTTAAAGAACTAACAGCAGAAGATTTACTAAACGATGGATACAATCCAAATAGCGTAGATGCTGAACACCGTCGCAGCCTAGATCAATCGCATCATAATCATCTAAAATCAAAAGCAGAAGGCCCAGATGCATCTGATAGAGACAGAGAACGTTATCAAAACTATTTAGATAAAAAAGAACGTATGCGTAATGACTACGATGATCGTATGGAGAGAGAAAGTCTTAACATTGAAGATGCATTTGAGTCATTCTTAAATGGTATTGTTGGTGAAGAAAGTGCATTACTTAATGTAGAAGACAGTCAAGAAGAAGCTATTAAAAAGTTAAACGATCTAGTAAGTAATGAGATGCCGATCGGAACTGACGGTACTAATGCCATCCAAAGTTTAAAAGGTATTATTGATGATAAAGAACTAGCAGATGCCTTTAGAGAATTAGGTCAAGTTAATCCCGAAATGGATGCAAGAGAAATCTTAAAA